TATCGCTGTCTTAATCTGCGCCATGCGGACAGAAGGCTCTTTCTTTATCTCCTCCACATCCTCCTTCAGCTCCTTCAGGCTTTCATTGTTGTGTTTCATTTGCTCTACCAGGACACCCATGTTCTCTGACATGGTGTGTATCTCCGTTATGACCGGCTCCAGCTTGTAAAGACGATGGCTGTTAGATTTTGCACGCTCTTCGGTCTTGGTGAGCCTTTCCCTGATTTCAATTTCTGTCATGACCGTAGTCCTCTCTTTAATCTCTGCAATAAAAATAGGTTCTGCGAAGATCCTTCTCTAATTTCCATCATGCCTCACTCCCAGCCTCAGGTTAATTGTGTCGTTATTGTTGATGGACTTTTGCAAACTATCTAACGCTTTTTTTAATCCTTCTTACTAACATTTTTTGCACTAAACCCCTATTTGTTATTACGCAAATGTGCCATCCGGCTTTATTATTATACTTCCAAGGCTTTTTTTATACTCTGTAGTTCCGGTTATAGTGCCTATATTCCACACATTGATAAATCCACCAGCAGTTGAATAATACAGTGTTCCATTATTTGTACCTTTAGGATTAGTTATAGATAGCCTTGAATTGTCTGCATAAAAAGCGATATGCTTATTGGATACTGTATGATTGTTAACGACTACTATTCCAGGGTTGCTTCCAGCGTATATCCCGGCATTAGTGTCTCCATACGGATTTTCTGCCGTGGCTGAACAATAGTTTAAATTCAAAAATCCGGAATTACCACAAAGGTGGATGGGGTTTTCATCCTCATAATTTGTGAAATTAAATCCTTGTATTGCCATTTGCGATACGCTATTATTGTCAATAGCAATAAATGGGATACTATGTGTGATACCGCCTGTCGTGGTTACGGTGTTACCTGATGCATTTACGCACATAATCGCAAGTGTTCCACTTCCGGAAAATCTTGAAATATATATATCCATCGTAGTCGTTCCAGGCTTCACCTTGATGGTGACGCTCGCTAACAATATTTTAGGCAGTGCGTTTATTGTCGCCTGCAAATCCGCTAATTCCACTGTAAGGGTTAAAGGCTTGGTTACAAATAAATTCGCCAAATCACTGTTTGTCGCAGTGATACTATCCGCTAATACTTTTCCTTGCGCTGCATCTAATGCGCTTCCTGTTATCTCTGTTGTTAAATTGTTGGCTATATCCGTCTTATCTGCGCCAGCTGCAATCCCATCAAGTTTAGCCTTATCCGCAGCACTCATAAGGCCGTTAGTAGCTGTAGTGGAAATTGTTGCATCCGCTTTGTCTTCTGGCGCGGGCGTCCAGTCGGTTACTTTGTTGCCAAATTCAATCTTCCAATCCCGGTAATCTATATATTGCCCTTCGACCGAATAAGTGGATGGATGCGCTATAAACCTAACCCCCGTATAGCCACTTAAGTCGCCCGGAATTGTAACCGTTAAACTGATTGTCTGCCACATTCCGGCTTCTACCATTGGTGTGGCCTTACCATGATCCTGATAGTTATAATTACTCGTACCGTATAAGCCCGCATAATATGCCAGATACTGCGTAACCGAAGATCGTACCTTGTGCGAAAGGATGACCGTTTTACCAGCTAAATCTTCCGATATCTGAGCGAAAGGGATAGCATTATATACGCTAATGGTAATGCTATCTGTGCTAATGGCAGCATTTTTCACCCTGTAATAGGTTATGTCCCCATCTTCAATTTTTTCCCTCGCTATTGGGCGTAACACGCTGTTATTAGCACCCATGCCTATCAGCCGGCTGTCCTTTAGGAGGTTCCGTCCACCAATTTCTATGTTCGACAAATCATTATTTAGTATAGATATTTTATCATCCAGCACCTTACCTTGAGCTGCATCTAATGCGCTTCCTGTTGTGGTTGTGCCCAGGTTATTAGTAATGGTGGTTTTATTTGCGCTGGCTTCTATTGCGTCCAATTTGGCCTTGTCCACGGCACTCATCAGCCCGGCTGCTCCCTGCGTAGCTACAGTAGTCATATCTTCCGGGGCTGGTGTCCAGTCAGTAGCAATTGCCCCATGTTCAACTTGAGCCCTCCAGGCAATAAATTGTAAGCCGTCAGAAACATTAGTAGCCGAAAACATGATCTGATTCCAAGATGATCCATTCCCCGCCCCCTTTAATGTAATTCTTTTGGATTCTCCGCTTAGTACCTGTTTGGTATCTCCCATATTGTTAGTTACAACAATTGTATTTTCACCTTCATTTTTAATCCATACGGAACTAACGTATTTAAATCCTGCAATTGAAGGCTGCTTTCCTATAGTTGTATATAATTTGCGTTTATCACTGCCACCATCTGTAATAATTCTCGTGGCATCTGCAGCACCCCACTCAGGCATAGAAATGCCTGTTTCAAATGTAACTGTTGCCCCGCCATATTTTGTCCAGTTCAAAAAATTGTTAGAGTCTTTAATTATATTTCGTCCACCAATTTCTATATTTGCCAATTCGTCCGCCAAAGAACCTACATCGGTATCCTTGATGCGTTCGTAAACAGCCTGTAAGTTATTCGTCATAACGTCTGCGTTATCTGCGGCAGCGTTGGCGGCGATTGTGGCAGCAGCAGCTCCTTGTGTAGCAGAACTAGCTTCTATTGCAGCGCTTTCTGCTGCATCTGTGGCATTTTTAATGGCTCCTGAAGCACCATCTATAACCGACTGCATCTCCAAGACAAACTGCTCATACCAGTTATTATCCGGTTCATTAATCCCCCCACCCGCCACAAAGCCCTCGCTGACCTTGTAAGTCCGCGGCACGGTTTTCCAGATATATGTACCTTTATCTGTTTCACCAATGGCCCATACCGTCAATTTGATGTTTCCTGCCATTTGCGTGGCCTGAGGCGGCACAATCCACCCAAGCATGATTGTATCTTCGTTTGCGAGCACATTGACAGGGGCGTTTTCCGCATTACTTCCGTCCTGCAGCTCGTAATGTATCTGCAGCCGCTTAGATGTGAGGTCTATGCCGTCCGCAAACCTCCCCATGCAAAAACGTATATACTGGCTGTTTGATTCTCCTGCGACCGATACCTGCCCATCCATATCCGACACAGACCTGCCTAATATATTTATGGGTGCTTCATCGGAGTATTCCGCGTAAGTTCCGTATCCGTTAACGCCCTCAAAATTTCCCGTCTCAAACTGTAATTGCGCAATTAATTCTTCTGTTGCCGGCATAATGTCCCTCCTATCCCACCGTCTTTAATTCGGCCTTATTCGTCTTTACAATTGTTTTACCTTTAACCCCGTACACAGAAACATAAAATGTCCCCCAGGTAAGTGCCTCTGCTGGAACCTCGCATTCATCATCCCTTAGGATAACGGAACACTCTTTTGCTACAAACGCATCATTCCGGAACACTGCTATTTTCCCAAACCCTTCCCATGCCGGCAAAAATATAAACCTTGCCCGGAGGTATCCGGCTGTCCCTGATACGATTTCGTCAAAGCCACAGGCAGGGTCCTTGGAAATAATCTGTTCCTTTACATTAAAAACAAGTGTCCTATTCATGCCCTCCACCTCTAATCAGTCTCAAACTGCATAAATAAGTAGTCATATGCTTCTGCCTCCCTGCCTGAGGCTTCACCTGTATAGTTTAGTACGATATCTTTCACTGTCCTTAAAGCCTCATCAATGTCCCCGCCTTCAATTATCAATTTCTCATTAAAAAGTGCCTCTTTCTCTTCCGAAAGGCCCGTTAGGCATTCGGGCCTGATTACCGGGGCACCCTGTCCGTTAATGATTGCTTCCCCATTCTCGTTTAACTGGGCACATTCTTTCATTAATCCAATTTCTTCCTTAGCAACTTCTATCAGCCGTTCCTGCATAATCCGGATAAGCCTTGACCGGTGCCTTGATTCCTTCCCTTTCAGGCTCATGTTGTATAAAAAATCAATTACGGCTTCCAAATAAATGTGCTTGATTTCTAATTTCATTATTACCTGCCTCCATCATTTTGTTTTTAGCTGCTCAATCTCGTTTTTCAGCGCCTTAACTGCCAGCATCAAATGCCCTACAAGTATGCTGTCGTCACGGTATTGCCCATCGGTAATCAAGTTGCCATCGGTGTGATATGGCGATTCCCCGTCGTCATTGATGATAAATCCTACTTTCTTGCTCCCGGGATTGCCTTTATATTCGAATTCCAATACATCTGTATCAATAATATATTGCAACGATTTATAGGAATCTAATGCTGCAAAATTAGTCTTGATTGAATGCCCTGAAGAATTGAGTATTGAATATCCATGCATATTCAAGGTCCTGTAAAAATCCAAGCCGCCCCCATTGTATACGACCAGTGACGCACTGGATCCAACCCCTAATTCTCCCGTGCTGACGTATGGGGAACTAAGGGCAAGGCCTGACATCATATGGTTGCCAAAATCCACCTTGTCATCAAATTTAAAGCCCTGGAAACCTGTTGCCGTATTGTCCGTCGTCCAGGTCAACTTCGCTATATATATCCCCGAGCTGTTTTTCTTCGCCCATATCATATACTGTCCATCATCAAGCCTGAACCCCAGCCCCTTCTTACTTGGATCGTTCGCCCATTCACCCGTACCTATATAGCCAACGTATGTGCTATTCCTGTAAAAATGAGTGCCGCTATTGTTTAACCGCATCGTCTCAACACTAGAACTTAAAAAACTTAAGTATGTAGAAGTGAGGTTCATTGTATTGCCCAAGTTGTTAAACCCGACCATAATCGTATTAGCCGCCAGCTTATCTGCCGTTATGCTGTTTGCTGCTATCCTGTCTGCGCTGATTGTCCCAGATACAATATTATTTGCGCTCAGATTGATGACGTTTACGTTTGAAGCATTCAACGTCCCCGTCGTGATTTTACTGGCTGATAAGGTATCTATTTTGGCGTTCGTGATAGCCGCATCTGCGATATGGGCGGTTTTAATCACCCCGGAATCTATAGTGGTTGTCCCGGTTATATGGACCTTGCTGCCGCTTATCAGTATGCCTTCGGCAGACACGTTGATTTGGTTGATAATATCATTTTTAGCTACGCGCAGGTTAATCCAGTCTTTTTGAAGCAATAAAGCGGAATATAAAGTGGCTGCCCCTGAATAATCCTTAAGCTTCTCACTTTGGAATATGTTCCCTGTATAAGTTTCTGGGCTTAAAGAGCCTGCCACCCTCACACGTAACCTACTGCAGCCGTCAGGAATTGTTACAACCGCAGATGTGGACCTATATGACATGAAGCCTGACGAATCATAATAAAAGTAAACCATTGTGACGCTTGTCCCATCCTTGAGCTGCGAGATATACTTTTCACCGGGAGCCACATCAATATACCCACTCCTGAGATAAGCCGTTGAGCTGATATCTCCCCCAGTGGTTAGGTTTATTGAACCCTGCTCCCATTCCTTTACCTTATACGGGATGCCTATTTTATCCTCAATATTCCCGACAGACAATATCAGGGCATTAGCCGTATCATGTGCGGCCAGGGCGTCATCAACCGCTTTATTTGCTCTTTTAAGTGCTTCGGCGGCATCGTCAACAGATTGATTGGCTAATTGTTTAGCAGCCTCTCCTGCTTCCTTAGCCTCCTGCCCGGTAATGTCGTTGGCTAAAAGTTCCCAATATTCACCATTCCACTGGTAAAGCTCCACCTTTTCATCGTCAAGGGTTTTATACCATAAGTCCCCGGCCTTTTTAGTTGTTGGCTCCGCAGTACCATAGACAACTTTTGTACCATTTGCGGCTAATAAAGCTACATTATTAACTTTATAATTAACTTCCGATAACCCGCTTTTTATACTGTTTATCCTGCTTGCCAGGGCCTTTGACTGTGGCTGTGTAATACAATCGCCTATCGCCACTTCCGTCAATGCATCATTGAGCCGGTTTCTCTTAATAGTTGTCGCCCTGGTCTGATAGCAGAACCCAAGGTCGTATCGGACAATTGTTACCGTTTCACCCTTGGCGATGCTCCCGGTTTTTGAAACCGTGGATTTAAACTGTACTTTAGGACGTGACATTTCAACAAGGTCCTTATACGTTTTTTCAAGTAACTCTTCCGGGTCCTCAATGCTTTCATAGACAATAATGCCTGTCCTGGGCTTACCGTTTGGGTATCCGTATAACGCCGTGGCTTCCGGTATCTCTACCCATTCCTGCCCTGCGGGCTTATCTACAGGCCTGCCCGCTGACTTCTTCCAGGCAACGCCCGAGAAGCCGATCCTCCGGCCATAGGTGGCGTCACCGCTTTCAGTCTCTCCCACTTCTTCCCCCTTACCCCTGCCTATGAGTGCCGTGCATAATTCCGCTTCGTCACTTTCCCTGACAATCGTTAAGGCGTTAGACCCGTAAACAAACCGCTTCCCGTTATCGCCCCCCTGTTGATAGTACACATCAACGTATTTTGCAGTTACCTTGTTTTTTGTAATAGCGGCCCTGAAGTCTAATTCTGCACCGGCAATGCTGACAAACTCGCCCAAAGCTTCCAGGCGGCTTAAGTAGTAGAATGTGGTTGTAATATCCGGGAGCCTGTCATCAAAGTATCCTATCTCCCAGCCCGTATCATTGATAATCGCCTGGAAAACCGTCTTCGCTGCCTTTCCTGTAGGACGGTAGTCTTTTATATAGCCCATCGCCCGCATTTCATCATATCCCAGCTGGATACCATAAATGGCGATTTGGTTGTTACTTGTTTTTGTATTGATATTCTTGTATATGTGGAATGAATATTTGTCATTAATATCCTGTAAGGCATAGTAATAAGCGGATTCTGCGTATCCCCACAATTCTTTTGTAAGCCGCAGGGCGCCCTCGATTGTATCCACTTCGTTAATATTTTCAGCCTGCCAAAGTTCAAGGACATCTTTCCGTGGGATGATTTTAAATACCGTCATGTTTTTATCTAAAAGAAAAATCATAGCAACCGCTCCCTTATAAAGATTTCCATTTTTGCAGTAGACGGCGTAACTGTAATCGTATCTCCCTGATTAACGGCAAAGTCCTCAAAATCAGAGGTCCACGTAAGCATACCGGGCTGTGATACATTGTTCCTCACAATATCCTGCTCCTGTGGATATAGGTAAATGGGTGTATTTGCCGTAAATGCATCTTGCAGTTCGATAGCCTTACCCTGAGTTACGTTTTTGATAGTTATAGTTCCCGTTGATGCCACGGGCGTAACAATAATCCTTTCCGGAAGTACCTCGTACCACAGTTCACAGTTAATGGCTGCACTCCCAACGCCATTAAATGACCGTTCCGCTTTATGCTTATACGGGTCACTGCACAGAATTGTAAAGTTCCCTATACTGTTTAACAGCCCATCTTCCAAGTCACTCATAGATTGCAGGGTTCCCGTGTATTCACAGTCCGTCTCATCTGCAAAGCTTAACCGGGCCTGTTTTTTACGGAGCAGGTATTTTAATGTATTGCATTTAATGTTAAGTTCTTCCGGAGTTAATGCTTTCAATAAATACTTGACGGTTATTTCTCTTGCAGAGGCATTCGCCGTAACATATTCAACGCCATCGCGGCCGTCTACGCTTTGTGTTTGTATTCCATTGTTCAGGGAATTCCTGCCGCTTACTGACAGGGTCTGGTACCCTTCTATTTCATTCTCAAATACCCTGCCGTCAAAGGTCATTGCCTCGGAGGGCAGGGCAGCAGCTGATTGGCTGCCTTGTTTACTTAAATTCCTAAAACTATACATTTTCGCCCTCCTATCCTAATGAATAAATCTCATCTAACCTAACTGCCTGATCCTGGACGTCTGTAATATCCCCGACAAATGCCTTGTACATCTTATCTCCCATCTGGAGGATTATATTGCCCGGCAGCCTGTTCCCGGCATTGCTAATCTCATGTGTAACAGTTGAATTCATGCTTGAGCTTAACCTGTTCACACTATCAGCTATGCCTAAATCCATTGTTGGTATGTCCGGTATCGCCGCAGCGGCCAGTTTATCAGATGCCTTATCAACAAATCCTAACAGGCCTAAAATGCCGCCTCCCAGCCCTTTAGAAACAAACTGGCCGATTTTTGTTGTAATCCTTGACGGTGAGCGCACCTGCAGGGCACTCCTGATGGTTGCTGCCACCTGATTAGCTACATTTCTTGCTGCCGACAGTGCGCTTCCGCTTCCGGCATAGATGCCATTTGCCATTCCGTACATGGCATTTATCCCGACATTATACATCTGCCATTCAAGGGCTGCGGCAGTACTGGCAATATGGCTGCAGCCGTTACTGACCGTATGAAGGGCAGTGGAAAACCCGTTTGACAGGGCAGCGGAAAATTGATTCATTCCGTTTGATGCTTCTGAGTACATCAATACGAATGTGGCTGCTGTTTTGGCCTTAACGGTGTTCGAAAACGTCTGCATTGCATTCCCGGCTGTCGTATTAATTCTTGAAAAACCAGATGTTACAACGCTATTAATATTTGCCATTCCGCTTGACATCGTCTGCTGTGATGTCTGGGTCCAGTTTTTCACTGCATTTGTTGCTGGAACTAATGACCTGCTAACAAGCGGGCCAAGTGTTAAGAAGCTGGCAGACATGCCTGCCGCCATGCCCGTTCCCGCATTTTTCCCCGCATCTTCGAGCCCCTTTTTCATAGTATCGGTAATCTTCTGTATGGCCGACTGGACGCTTGGCATCCCGCCTTCAAGGCCCAGTGCGAGTCCCAGGTCAAAATCTTGTCCTGCACGTTTCGCCAAGCCTGATGGGGAATTCCATTCAAGTACTGCGCGTAAAACATTTTCGATGCCATCTTTTCCAAGTCCCGTTGTCGCGGAAATAACACCGGTAACACCGCTCATTACACCATTTTCCAAGCCTTGTGGGACTGCTTTACCAGCCTGTTCGCCTAAGCTGTTTAAGTCTGCACGTTCAATAGAGTCCTTCAATGAACCAACAACACCATCCGTCACCCAGCTTCTGATTTTAGAGCTCATATCCGGCGTAAATTCGAATGAATCAGTGAATGAGTCACCTATTGAAGAATAAGCGTCCTCCCATTCGGATTGTTTCGATTTAACCTCGTCTATGCCGGAATCCAGCATCCCCTGCAGCAGTGGGATCGCTTCCGGCCCGGTCGCGCCGATAGCGTTCAGGTAGCTCTCGCTCACCCCGGCATTGATCAGCTGTGAATACAGGTCGGAAAATGTCTTCGTCTCAGCGATGACATTGTCCTGATTATCCTTAACTTTTGACCACGTCTGTTCACTATCCCGCTCTATTTTTTGAGATAAATCAGACAGACTGCCGGTCATGGTTTCGTAAGCGTTCTTAATGCCGTCAAGAGCCTCTTTTTGTACGTCTTCTAAAGTATCATATGCTTCTGCAATGGTTCCGATAGCTGTCTGCGTAGTTTCTGCCATAGTGCTTGCCGCTTCTTCTGACTCTGCCATTTTGCCTGCATAGTATTCTTGTGTATCGCTGGCTTCGTCAATCTGTTCATCAAAGCTATTGACCTCATTCTTACAGTCACTTACGGCAACGCTTAATCCATCCGTTTCAATAGCAATATCAATTAATCTGCTGAAATACTCCCCGAATGCAGGCAAGGATTCTTCACTTATTCCAAGCATTTCAGCCATTGCCTCAATGCTTGTTCCCATTCCGAGATTGAGTTTTTCGAGGTCAGAGATGCTTACGCCTGACATTTTGCTAATTTCGCCTAATATTGTAGCCCTTTCATCTTCTGCCTTACTTAGTTCAGCCTCTTTCTCAGTAAGCCGCACGACAGCCTCTGCCTGCTCCTGGATCAAGCCTGATACCTTTTCCATGAATGCCTGCTGGACATACTGATCCCTTAAGGCCTCTATGTTTGTCCTTATGGCATCAGTGCCCTCCTTGATCCGCTTCGTATTCTCATCTATCTCAAGGTTAAGGTCGGGCATCAGCTTATTCAGTTCCCCAACGATCTGGGCATACCGGATCTGCTCCGCGTTCGTTTTCATGCCTTGGGATTCAAGCCGGTCTAATTCATCAACAAGCCTTTCTGCGGCTATGGCATTGGCTTCTGCCTTTGTCTTGTTATCATCAAATGTTTCATTAATTTCCTTGATCTTGTCTTTCGCAACATCAGTTTTTGTGATAAGGCTTGTCAGCCACGACACCACGCCTGTAATTGCCGCCATAACACCTACCATCGGCAATGCTTTTAAAGCGGTGCCAAACAGATTTGTTGCGGTTGATGCCAAGGTTGTTGTCACTGTATGGACTCCAACTTTTCCTGTAAACAAGCCGATAATTGACTGCCCTAACGTAAGGGATACGTTCTGTTCATTCTGTGCTGCCGCCGCAGCCTTTGACGCCTGAACCTGTGCTGTGGTTGCAGCCTCCTGGGCTTTTCTTGCCGTGGTATTCGCTTCGGTATATTCGGTCGTCAGTTTCGTGGCCTGTGCCTCCAGATTTTTTGTTTCGGCCGTCTTTTGTGACTGTGCCCTCTCAGCTGCGGCAGCAGATTCCTCTTTCTTCCTTGCTGCCGTAAGCTTTAATTTTTCAGCCGTTTCCTTTGCCTCGGCACTCGCACCGTCCCTGGAAGCCTCAGCCAGGGCTCTCTTAGCTTTAAGCTCTGCCTGGGAAGCCTCCTTAGCCAGCTTAGATGCCTTTGTCTCCAATGTCTTCTGTGCCGTGCTTTTAGAGGTCTCGGCCGCTTCCTTGGCCAGCTCCACTGCCAGGCTTTTTTCAGCGGCGACCAATTTCAGCTTCTCGGCATGGCTTTGTTTAGCAACAGCCGTCTCCGCTTTTGTCTTTGCCTCCAATGTTGCCTGGGAAGATGCGAGCCGCAGCGCTGATGTGCTGTTTTTGCCGAGGGTGATGGTTAGTTCGCTATGGGCGGCTTCAGCAAGTGCGGAGGCCTCCTTCACCTTTTCTAAAGCAGAGCTGCATGTTTGTATGATCTTATAGACGCCAAAGGCAGCGCCTAAACCTACAGCGACCGATGCCAACGAGTCAATATTCGCGATCGCTGGCTCAATAACTGTAGCCACACCCTTCAAGACAGATTCAAAGCTGCCTCCGAAGCCCTCAATAATGTTCTGGATACTTCCAAAGCGCGTTTGGGAAAAACCACTGTCTATAGCACCGATAATCGATGTTGTTCCCCGGACAACAGCAGTCTGCATATTCGCCCACGCCGTATTGATGCCCCCGGTTGCTGTTTTTGCTACTTCTGCAAAACCACCAGTTGCATTGTTCAGTTCGATAATCTTATCGTTAAATTCATTAAACGTAATTTTTCCACTCTTCAGCGCCGCATATAAATCATTCTGCGCCGCTTCCCCCGCAAACCCGAAAGCCTTGGCGGTCTCATTAAGGGCGTACCCCATCGTCTCCTGCAGCGTCCTCCATGACTGCATGTCCACTTCGCCCTTAGACAGCATCTGCACATATTGGTTGAGGCCCCTGGAGGCATCGGCTGAGGTTGACCCGCTAGCCAAAAAAGCATTGTTCAGGGCAAGGGTTGTGTCCGTTGACTTTTCAAGATTTCCTGTCAATATGGTCAGGTTTTGCGCAGTCGACACGACATCATCCAGCTTCGTGGGCAGCCCCTGTATGCCGTTGGAAAGCTTGTTTGTCGCCGCTGTCGCTTCATTGGTGCTGTACCCGAGCTGCACAAGCATCTTGGGGAACCTGTTCAGGGTGTCGTACCTGCTCACGGCACCATCAATGGAATTTTTAAGCATATTCGTGGCTGCTGAGACCGCTTTGAACACGCCAATTCCAGTCGCTATCTTTAATATGCTCGAAGTCGCCCTGTTGCTTGCCGGCTCGATGCCGCTGAGGCTCCCCAAAGCCCCGTTCATGGCATTTGTGAAGCCCTTATCCGTGGCGCTCAGCACCGCCTGTACGCTATAGTTCTCCATCTTCCCGCCCCCTTTGCCTGTTTGCTTTCGTTACCATCTGTACTAATGGGTCATTTTTTATATTTTCTTCGAAACCAAGGATCCTCTTCTCTTCTTCCTCATAATCAAAAAATTCCTTGAAGGTCACGTAAAAAGGCTTGCCATTCTTTTTTGTCGCCTTCGCCTGCTGGTTGGCCCATGCCTGCAAATGGATCTCATACTGCCGGTCAAGCCGTCGCAGGCGCGAGGCGGCCATCCGCAGGCTGTATTCATGGAGCGTCATCCTCTCAATGTCAGGAATATCATGGAGGTTGAGAAAACGCATCGAGTCAATAATGATCTTCTTATATGTCTGTTCAGAATCCCATTTTATTTCGCTGCTGTATTCTTCGTCCCCTCCAGTTCCAGGCTCACTTTCGTAAAACCCAGCTTTGTTGCATTGGAAGCCCTAAGTTCATCTGTCACCTTGTCAAACAGGGCTTCGATATCCTCCGTGGTTTCAATATACTCTTCAATTTCAGGCACTTTCACTTTTGGATTCTCCGTTAAGGATGCCACAGCGAGCACATCCACAAGCGCAGTGACATCACCAATAAACAGCTTTCTTGCTACAGTGTCCATTGACGTACCAAAGACGGCGCCATTAAGTGTGACATTATATTTCCTGTCCATTTCACGGACAAACTTTATCCCAAACTTAAAATTATACTCTTTTCCATTGATTACTAACTGCATATAGTCCTCCTAATATTGAAAGAGGAGGCCCTTAAGCTCCCTCTGGTTGTTTAGCTGTATCCTTAAATGCATACTGTACGACTTCTGCCTGTTCCTCTGTTAGCGAAGTATATCCATCTTGTCCCACGCCGTTGATGGCAAGGCTTAAGGATATGCCGGCATAATCTTCAGAACCGGAAGATTTTTCGATGTTCGTACAATACCCCTGGTAATAAATAGCTGCATACTCACCGCCGGCATTCTTTTCTGCCTTATTAATTTCCCAAATCTCAATAAGTTCATCATCAATCATGGCTTTGCGGAGCTTCTTGATTGACTCGTCCCCAGTCGGGAGATAGGTACTGGCGGTTATTTCAGTTTCAAGAGTACCGGGCTTCCTGATGGTCCCGTCTTTTGTCGCTACCGTATCCGCATCCTTGGATTCTTTTGTGCTGTTCTCGGTTGAAAACGCAATCTTCCAAGCCGCTTCTTTCGTAGCATCCTTAAGTATCCGATACAAATAGACCACGTCTATACCCTTTACGGGTTTTAAATCTGACATAATATTGCCTCCTTAATTAAATTTAAATTCCAGCTCCACTACGGCGCGCCATAATGGGGTGTTTGTTGTGTTGTCTCTTAACATTCTTGTATTGCAAGCATTAATGTTCAAGGAAAAGGCGAACGGCTCTATTTCGGTTATTTTCAGAGCTGCATCAAACAAGGCCAGTGCCATATCAGACACCTGCCTGCGTTTCTTATGCAGTCCCCACACATTAATTGTTATGGGGACAGATCCAAATATCCTTGACTTGTTTGCCTGATTGACCGTCTGTGCCTCCGATATCTCCACGAACGGATATGGTACTTCATCTGGCGGCCGATAATCATAGGTAGCATAACCGAGTTCTATGGATGCTTTATACATCCCATCAAAAATACATTGCTCTGGTGATTTACTCATGCCACACCTCCTACCTGACTAACTTAGACATGTCCTTTTTAAACTGCTCCTTCTGTTCCTTGTAAGACGGCCTTATATGCGGCGTACCCTCCATAAAGCGTGTCCCATACTCCTGATACGGGTCATAATCCGCCTCACCAGTTACCTTTGCACTCATGCCTGAATCGGTAATGGCAAGTGATATTTCCCTTTTCAGGAAACCAGTATCAACCGGTGCATTTCTTTGCGCTTTTGTCTGCATCTCTGCTCCGTTAAGCCTTACGACGTTGCGGACATCATCAAGGGTCATGTTATCCTTAAGTTTTTTCTGAAGCGCTTCTATTCCCTTGATTGTTACCCCACCAGCCATAACGTCACCTCATAAATTCCTTAACGATTATCGTATGCCTTCGCCTGGACCTGCGCTCTGTTACAAAGTTGTAGGCCGTGCCATCTATCATGACATGGTCCCATTGTTCTTTGTGCTGTTTCAGGAGCCGGATGACCTTGCTGCCCTCTTTGACAGAGCCAAATAATGCCACCGACCTGTCAGTCCCAAGGTCTGTGACATTTGCATACTGTCCTGTTTCCTTGATATCTGGCGGGTCGTGCTCTCCTGAAACGGGGTCGTACTTCCCATTATCCTCTTTGACAAAAACAACTCTATCAGCATAGGTCATAAGAATCTCGCCACCCCCCTGCGCGGCAGTGTACTCTTTTCTTCTGCCTGCTTCATTTTCCACGCCTCTATATCTTCTGTGTATTCGTCCAATATGGAGCCGTAGCTGATGCTTTCGCCCTCCTGGCTATAACTGCTCATGCCTTCATCGCCTTTACGGTTGAACCGCTTCACGGTGGCCTCTACAATGATATAATCCAATACAGCCGGAACTTCATCAACAAAGCCCAGCCGTACCCGCAATTGCTTTGATATCCGGTTGACAAAATCTCCTATCTGTTCATCAAGGGAATCATCTCCGACCTCAAGGGTCCTCTTGATTTCCTCCAACATGGCACTCACCTACTTTTTAGCCGCTCTTCCTGCCGGCTTTTCTTCTACATGGACTTTTATCAGCTGTTCTTTCCGCCTATTGCTTTCGCTGCATAGCTCCGCAATGCGTTCTTTTATCGGCGTAGCGCCGCTTCGCGGGTATGTATCTCCCTCGCGGTAAACATATCCACCATCTCTTACATCCGTAAAATCTTTTAATACGATATATTCCATTGTTTATGCCCCCTACGCTTCTTCTGCCAATACAGCCGCCTGGAATACATCCTCTGCTTCCGGAAAGCTCGGCATCGCAGTGGCACATGCCTTTGTCCATGTCCCAACGGGATCAAGGCTGGATTCATATACAGTGGTGAACACATTGCCCACCTTCATATCTTTGGAACCTCCTGCAAGTAAACGGCTCTCTTCCGGCGTAGGGCCGTAGATTGTCTCTCCAAGCTGCTCATCACCGAACATGACGAACTTGTGGCGTGGAAAATACCTTAGCTTGTCATAAGTACCGTCTTTTTTCTGTTTTCTGTATTTAGCGTCATAAGCCGCAATCACAGGCAGATTGAAAGACGCAAGCAGGCTATTCAGGTTCCCAAGTGTAGCCAGCTGCCCCATCGTTTTAAACAAATCTAATATTGCCGGGTGCTTAAGCAGGGCAATAACAACATCGTTTGATGTTATTGCACGTGTTGGCTTGGTATCCATTGAGTTCACCCATGCCTGCATGTTGCCGATTGGGTCTGATCCTGAATCAGACCACAGTCCCGTGCCTGATAATGTCTTCTTGTTCCCGGCTGGTACGTGGTAATCCACCTTAAGGCTGAGGTTGTTTTCATCAATCTCAATGATTCCGTTAGCCAATGCTTCCATTCTCATCACTTCTACCCTTGCATTAACACCGTTAACAAGGGCATCAATGTCATTATAAACCATCTGTTCAAGATAATTCTGTTCTTCGGCTGTCCGTGGATTTCTTAGCCCAATCAAATCCTTTTCCTTTAGCTGCATCTTCCTTTTGATATACCCCAATTCCTGCGCACTTTTTGACGCTTCACGGCTCCCGGTTTCAGCTTCGGTATCAAATGCATGGACACTGGCTACAACCGGAATCTTGGAACCGGCACTTAAGATGTCAAACTCAAGGCCCTGCACCTTTCTTGATGTAAATAACTGCTCGCCTAATAAGGCGGGGTATGTGCGGTTCCTGGAATAATCCAGTACCGTTTTCTGGTTAAATAAATCTAAAATTGCTGGCATGTCCTATTTCCTCCTTAAACAAATTTAATTTCTTTTAGTGCTTCGATAGCTGCCGCTGATGGTGCTTCCGGTAATCTGTCCTTCAGGATATACCCCTCAACAATTACAGAGACCGGCTGCGGACCGTTTGATACTTTTACCTCGTTCATCACGATGCCTGTGGCAGTTGCATCATTTGCCGGATAAATTGCACCAGATTTTAACACACCATCTTTGACGCTGCCGTTGGCACCTTCTGCCTGATAAGTAAATGCTGTAAAATGTTCACTTTTCATAAAATTAATTTCCTGTACACCTGTCTTAGTTTCTACATACATATCTTCATTACCTCCTATTGTTTGCCCCAGGGATCTTTACCCCCGGGTTTGGTTTGGCTATTCATTGCCTTTGCCATCGCTTCACCTCGGCCCGTCGTTGCAGCACCAGTTCCGCCTGCAGGAGATTTCCCGGCAAGACGTTTCTTTACCTCTGCCTCTACTTCTGCGTCAATCTGCTTGCGCAGGGCTTTGATGTTTTCGGCTGTGGTTTCCGGATTATCAGCAAGAACTATGCCAGCCAGCCCAGCACTTAACCTTACTGCCTCAAGCTGCCTGATAGCTTCCATCCGGTATTCTTTCTGCTCAACGGCTCGTTCTCTTTCTTCCAGCTCTTTAATGCGGTCAGCCTCTTCAGCTTCCTTGCGCTCTTTCTCCGACATAGCGGCTAGCTCTTTTGCCCTGCTCAACTCTTCTTCCTTATCGGCTTCAAGCTTTGCTTTTAACTTCGCTTTTTCCTTGCCAATTACGGAATCGATAACCGCTTGCATTTCTGGCGTTATTTCAGGTTTCTTGTCACTGCCTCCGGTATCGTCACCCTCTTTGCCATCGTCCCCGGTATCGCCTCCGTCGCCTCCTTCATCGCCTCCGTCGTCCCCTGCAAAGAATTGTAATTTCATTGGGAATAGGTTCGATTTCCCGAAAACCCTTGATTGCCCATAGTGATTATTCATATACTTCATTTCGTTACCTCCGTTTTACGCTTCGTCAGCTTTTCCGTTTTACCTCCGTCGAGTAATCCACGTGTACAAGGCCCACGAGTAGGCAATGCCTTAAAGACATAAAAATAAGCCCTATTGTAAGGACTTTCGTTTCAAATAAAAATAGCACTTAATTAAGTAAGTACCGTTCTAATTGCTAAGATATTCTATTGCTAATTTATATTTTTTAATCCTCTCCTTATCCTTTTCCCGTGGATTTGGTATCCTGCTGATATCTGAATTATGCGAAAGGTCCGCCAATTTTACTTTACGTGCCAAAGGGTTATCCTTCACTCTGTTAAGATATTCAAAATAGTCTATGTCTTTTAGCTTGGTTAGGGCAAATACAGCCTCCACAACATCACCTGGCATTCCCTTAGTTCTTAAGTCTTCCACACTAATATCTGTGTCCTCTATGACATCGTGAAGTAACGCAACCGCTTTTTCCTCGGGTGATTCAACCATTGCCGCTACATTCAGGGGGTGCTGAATATAATCCACACCAGCCTTATCTAACTGCCCCTTGTGCGCTTCCTTTGCAATTTCCAATGCCTTTTCAACTAAGTTTTCTATCTCATTCATCAATCTTAACCCTTTCAATACTTTTCATTGCTTCTTCTTCTGATATTTCCTCATACATTTCAAAAGTATCACTTTCCGGCCAGAAATAATCAAGCATAATGCCGCTGCGTACCCACTCCTGTTTGTCAGCATCAAACTCAAAATTATTTCTTCCCTCGCCCTTCACGATCTGCCCGTGATTGGCTCTGTTAAGCAGTCTGTAATAAACATTGGCATTCATGTTATTTCACCTCTTCGATCCCTTTAGGTTTTTCCAGTGTTCTGGATAACTCAAACATCTTATCCTCTAGGTCGCAGTATTCCACCGATCGCCTGTCCAGCACCCGTGCTCTTTCATAAAGCTCATGCAGCTTACCATTCTTCAATTCAAAACTTTCCGGAGTATGATACTGTAACTCGAATTCATACCCATCTGATGTCTTAACAAAAGTATTAACCCCGTTATACGGGTTCAGGTCATTGTTCCAATAATTCTTAACTCCACTTACATTATATCCTTTATTTTGGAGATTTTCAATTGTTTTGCAATAATCGGAAACGTATTTTTCAGAATCCGATACTACAGTATACCTCAGAGTATCGTGTACTTTCTTAGAATCCCCATTCGACAATTTCCTGACAAGAGATTTCATCGTTTTTATTCTGTATTCCAGACCTTCGAGCTTAGTCCCTGTACTCGCTGAAATTTCCTTAAGATCCTTAGTGACTTGAGGTTCATACTTCTTAGCTTTCTGAATTAATTCTTCCGCCTCTAGCCTATTTTCCAAATCCTTTTCAAACGCTTCTCTATCCATGTGGGCGGCTATGCTGCAACGGCAATGTGGATGCATCGGTGGCGCGTTTTCTCCCGGCATCATATCGGCTACTTTTCTTGGTTTTCCATCATCAAGCGGCTTGCAGTCTTTACAGGCTGTCGGTTCTGCAATAAATAAATAATCTTCATAATTGTATCTGTCAAAAGATTCTTTCTGGATCGCCGTCTGAACCCTAGCGGATTCCGTAACCAACAGCCGCAGCGCCTCCTTCCGGCTGACGTCAAATAAATCCTGCAAATTTCGAATCAGTGTTGAAGGGTGTTTCCCTTGTGTAAGGCTCCTGACCAGCAGTTTATCTATCTCAGACTTTAACACCGCCTGATTCGCCCATATCCGCTCTGAAAAAGTCGCATTGTGGAAAGAGGCATTCACAATATCCTTAACGGCCTTTTGGTTCTTCCAGACCGTCTCACCCAAGATACCCGCCTGACGCTCTATTTCAGCTAATGCTTCACTTGTCAGCTGCTTATAATAGTATTTGCCCATGCCATCATTCAGGGCGGTCAATTCGAGCCCTACCTCGCTTTTAAGCAGCTCCAGGCGGTTGACTTTCATGGTCAAATTATATAACCGAAGTTCCTTATTGGCCTGAGTGGAAAACTCCTTTTCCTCAACATATCTCTTAGCCCTTTCAGCAAACTTCTGAACATCCATATTGGATACTTTCTTTTTAGCTTCTGTGATATCAATATTCTCTTTGGCTGCATAATTGGCGTAGAATTTACTGATCTCACTTTCAATATTCCGTATAGACTTCACATACCGGCTATATATTTCGCTTTGGTAATCTTCCGTCCTTTTTGCAGACGCCTCAATATGCTCCTGTTCCCTCTCCCGCCAGTACTCTTCCGACGATTTAGCCATTTTCCACCACCTCGTCATCTATGACTTCGCCAGTCTGTTTCTTGAAGACGTATCCATTACCAGAAAACAGGTCCTTCCTCTCTTCCTTGATTCTTTTTCCTTCTTCATCAGGACTGACGCCGGTCAGCTTTGCAGCCATTGCATATACTGTCTTATTGGAGACAACAGCGTCCAGCCCCTGTACGATAGTCATGATTTCAGTGTCGTTCTGCGGAATATTCGGCGTAAACTGTATGGTGATGTCATTAATATCCTGATACAGCTTGTCATGCTCCATGCCCTTTGATAAAGACCATGAGTATCCTAAAAGCCGGATCCTGCGCTTGATGGCTTTTTCAATCAGGCGTTCTTTAGTCTTCCGCATGTTGTCATTGCCCCAGCCCTTGAACCGCATCCCTATGCCGGTATTATTGCCGCCCAGGTTCTCATCCGTGAAATCAATCAGGAATGTGAACCTTAAAATATCGGCAACCAGCCTTTTCTTATACGCTTCCGCTCCTGTGGAGTCATATTCCTTGATCAGGTAATAGGCTTTTGGGGCAGGCCCCACTTTCCCGTCTGGGCTGACAGTTGGATCTCCCAGAATTAACATTCGGGCTTCCCGCATCTCCTTAAGCGTCCCTGTACCGGGTTTACCGTCCTTCTTCTGCATCGTTGCCGGATTACCCTCAATCACAAGATAGGCATCTGTACTATCCTGCTGGAAGTTGGCAAGTTCTGACTGGCTAAGGTCGTAAGCGTCTATAATATCCAATACTGCTTCAAAGTCTGATGTGCGTTCTTCGTTATTCCGCCATTCGGTGATGGTGACCGCATCAAAATAATTGCCCTGGCTCTCCAAGGTCTCGTTTTTCAACTGCATATGCTCAAAGTCACTCCCCTCACACTCATAAAGCAGCGTCCTGCCATCGTTTGTGTATACTTCAACATTCGTATAGGTCTTATTAAGATATTCTAAATCATAATAGTGCACGGCAAACAACGACCCCTGCCCTATACTCTCATCATAAACAACAAAAGTCTCCATAACATCAAGCTTTGCTATCCATTCTTCGGCGTATTCATTGCGGTATGTCTGTTCGTAGGCCCTGCCATACATGAAGCAGTCGTTGCACATCAATTGATTATGGTGGTGCTCGTTGACCCTGAGGTTGAATTCATCTAATTCTTCCAGTACCAGGTCATCACCGGCATATTTGATTGGGTTGCCAATGACCACGCCCCGGTTGAACACCGTAATGAATTTTGCGAAGTCGCTGGCGATCCTGTTATCCGCCCGGTACGGGTCACGCTTTGGCTCCCTATATTTGATATTGTTCTCAGCCATGTAGTAACGCTTCAGTTCTTCTAACCGGGGCACCTGCCTTTCTTTATGGTGGCTGATGAATTTAACGAGAATTTTTTTAACTTCTTCATGCCCAAAGTCAATGGCCTCTTTTATTTCCCCTTCCGCACCGGCATGATTCGCTTTTGGGATCTTGCCATATGGCAGCTTGTAGATAATATTTGACTCCTTATCAAACCGCCGTCCTTTTAAAAAACTAATTGCTTTGTTTATTTTCCCCACCTCCTACAAGCCTAACTGGCTGAACATTGATATTGTATCTTTTACATTGGCCCCCTCCATGCCCTGGACAATTGTATCGGTATAGATACCGTAACGTATAGCGTCCAGTACATCGTCAAAACCGTCTTTTGGTTCTCCGGTAATCGGATTCCAAATGTAGTTGTATATCTCCTGCCGGAATCTTGGGGCTTCATCATAGACAATAAAAAAACACCCTACATTCATGAGCGTCGCTACCTCTTCCACACCGGAAAGTATTCTTTTATTTGCATTAATTGCATTGAGCCCAGAATCTTGAAACTTGACAACATGCTCCGGTCTTGCGCTATCACAGTAGAACGGGATATCTCCATAGCGTTTTACTATGCCTTGTGCTATCTGCACCCAATCCTCTATGTATTTGTGCTGGTACGCATGTTCCTCAATGATGTAATAGGCTCCATTCAACACGCCGATAACTACAATTGCCCCAAAATGCTCATAGCCCCAGTCAGCACCACATAAATAACGTTCAAACTGTATTTTATCAGCCTGATTTCTGGTTATGGCATGTACATTTTTATCGAATCCTGGATAAACAACACCATTTCCAGACACCCATAACCCTTTTATGCCCCGGTCATAAAACATTCCTTTCGGGGTAGTTGCTATAATATTCTGCTTATATCGTTTGTCTAGGAAGGTATTGTCAAACAAAGAGAACTGATAGCTTAATATTCCCTTGGCAGATGACTGAATGTAATCTTTCAGCAGCCAGTGCTCCGGATGGTCTGGGTTTGTATCGCATATAATCCTTGCGCCGGGTCCGCTGCATCTGGCTTTGATCTCATCAAACACCAGCTCATTAGCTAATGAAGCCTCATTGATGTATGCACCGAACGCCGTCATCCCTCTGACTTTACCTAGCCCAGGGATTGAACCGTGGGGAACCTGCACAACTTTCACGCCTAACAGAACGAAGTTATTAAACTTATCGAACTTGAACTTAATGCCATATTTGTTTGATAACTCTGTTAATATATTATCCTGTATATTGCCAAGGGTATAACCAGCAAGTATGTACATCGGCGTTTCTATACCTAATGAATCGGCTATCCGCCTGACCTGCCTCAACTCAAACAGGAATAAATCATTATCCAGTACCGTCTTCCCAGACCGTTTTGCACCATGGTTGACAAGCATGAACCAATCTCCGGCTCTAGTGCGTTTTAGTATCTCTATCTGCTTTGGTGAATACAAATCATTCAGTGCCATCTATCTCACCACCCAGCATATCAAGATATCTGCTGATTTTATCTTCTGTTTCTTCTTTCCTGCCGCCGTCATGGATTTTACTTGCCTGAGCTTTTAGCAGCTCAATCCTGCGCCGCTGTTCCTCCGTGGCCAGCTCCCAGTTATCCTTCAGCATGGCATCATACTGTTTAATCAGGCTGCGGAATTCACCCTGGGCCCTGGCCTGAGCCTTTAAGAAGTTTGCCTGCTTATCCCAGGCATGCTGTATTTCCCATTCTGCACCGATGACATTACCCGACTTCTTCCCAACTTTTGATTTGGTCTTGTCGTTTCTATCGGTTACATGCATAATCTTCTGCGCCCTTACGATGGCAGCATAAGCAATCTGTATCTGGTGCCAGAGCAGGTCTAGCGGATCCGCTTGGGCGATGCCGTCAAAAATTTCCTTTGTTTCTTCTGGGAGATATTTTGAGAAGAAACCGTATTTCTCTGCATGCCTATTCTCTGGTGGGCCCGTAGCATTTTTATTGCCAGGTTGGCCGCCTTTTTTATTTGCAGCGTTGCGTTTACCTGATTGCAACGTTGCCTTCCATTGATATCTATTCTTCCAGCTCCTGACCGTCCCTTCCGGAATCCCCAGCTGCTGTGATATCTCAATTAATTTCAAGCCCTGGTCAAACAATGCCTTAGCTTTAGGGACTCTTGCATCTGGTGCCCTCGGCATCACCACCACCTCTCATTCGTCGTTTTGTATTAGTTTATGGCCTTAGAAAAGCACCAGCCTCAGCCGATGCCCTTATATGATTTCCATTTTTACTTTAACAATTTTACAAACCTTGCCTGCACCCTCCTATGTCTTATTTTTAGTTTAATGTTACTGTGTTTCAACATCTGGAATCAACGCACTTGGCTTAATCACAATTTTGAACTGATATTTATTAACTTCGCTCCATTCCAATTGCTCCACGATGTAC